GTCACAGAGAAATATTCTAAGATTGTGCGACAGGTCAAAAAATCTCGCAACCCATTCCAAAAGATTGCCATTCAATCGAACCGCGAGAAATGGATCATGAAAAAATAAATCTTAAATATCAAGACAAAAAATTTATAATAAATAACGTTTCTGTATAATTTATTATAAATTAAAAGTGTTTGTTAGTGCGTTTGATTTTGTTTGTTTTGTTTGACTACGTTTAAGTCTAAAATTATCAGTTTTGTTTGATGATTGATTTGTAATTAACATGTTATTATACACATTAGGCATTTCATTATTTTCTTCATATAATTCCGGTAATACTTTTGTCATTGGTTTATCTACCACCATCAAAATTCTATCGTTTTGTAACAATTTTCTATATTCATGTATCGTTAAGTTTCCATAAAACTTATCTAGGGTATAATGGGGATTTGGCGCGGGTTTAATATTTTTCGTGTAATTATAAATTTTACTATAAACGTTATTTAAAAGAGCGTAACGTTCCCATTTCGTAGAATTATCGATTTCCTCATTTTTTAAATGCGCCAACGCACATTCAGGACTACAAAAACATCCATATACTTCCAACAAATTATTATTGTATCGCTTAGGAATATAAATTGCTGGATTATCGAATTCATATGTACACCAAAAACATGCCGATCTTTTGTCAGAAACATCATTACATCTCAATTTACGCTTCAATATATTTAGTTTTTCCCATATTTGTCGTATATTTATTTTTTCACTACTAGGCTCTTTTTTTTCTTTAAAACCACTTGTAATAAAGTTGTTTTCAAATTTTACATTAGTCTGTGGCGTTACAGTTTCATGTTTGATTTCCTCATATTGTAGATCCAACATTTTAGTATTATTATGTATATTATACGCTTCGGGATCTGCTATATCGGGATTATAATCGTTTGGAAAGTTCATTGCGCTTTTTAAATCGCTAGATTTGCATTTTAATTGTAAAATAATATTTGGAGGTTCTTCTTTTTCGACCGTTTTAATTTTCGCATTTTTCTTTATGATTTTTCCTCCCTTAGGTTTTCTTCCACGTTTTTTAGGAGGAGGTTTTACAACATCCGTTTTCTTTTTTGGCTTACGACCACGTTTTTTAGGTGCTGATTTAGGCGGCATTTTCTGGTTATACAACAATAAAAAAACTTTAATTTAAATACTTTTAAAATATCTTTTACGCGTTTAAGAGATTTACGGTTTTAAGATATTTATTTTGTAATATTGTTACTAAACATTTTCTTCGGGATTCATTTTTAAATTATAACATCCCCTACATAGAGGAGTATAATTATCAACTCCAATTACGGTTTGTTCTAGTTCATTTGTTAATCTACACGTAAATATACCATCATTTAACTTACAAAATTTACACAGAGCTTTTATTTTTATAACATCATCGCACAGAGGTATTATGTCTAATATAGAACCAAATTTCTTTCTTTGAAAATCTCCATCTAAACCACAAACATAAACCTTTTTATTTTGGATATTTACTAACCAATCTACCCAAGCATATAAATCCTCGAAAAATTGACCCTCATTAATAAAGAATACCTCATAATCATTTGCGAATTTTACAATATCTGACATTTTTTTTAGAGAAGCTGTAGTTTCTACCTTTAAAGTATTGTGAGCTACGGTATTGTCTACTTCATATCTTTCTTCATCCAAACTATGATTGACAAAACAACATGTAAATCCACACGCAATGTGTCTGTGATATTCTTTTATCAATTCAGTTGTTTTACCCGAAAACATAGATCCCAGTATTACTTTTAAATACCCTGTCATTATTATATGGTAATGTTATTTTATTAAGTTAATTTACGATTAATAAAATATCAATTTTAACGTCGTTTTTTTGTTCTTCTACCACCTCTTCTAACTTTTGGAGGTTTTTTGGGCATCTTACGTGTTTTACGAGTATTATTTTGTCGATTTGACATTCTTCTCTCTTGTCTAGACATTTCTCTTTTTTCTCCTCTATTAAAAGTAACATTGGATTTTGCGAAAAGTATAGGATCATTATATGTAAGAAGAGTATCGCCGTCTTCTACCACATGAATACCTGATCGTCTTTCTCCCATTCTTCCTCTATCTAATCCAGAATCAGGAAGCATTGGGTTATAAGAAGAAATAATTAAAACTGCCAAACTAATATTCATAGAAGCTTCTCCATATTTTCCCTGTGCCATTTGACGTTTAGCTTTTTCTAAAAGCTCTTTGGCTGTCCCTAAAACAGGTGTAACTTTTTGTCTAGAACCTTCTTGTCTCATTTTTAACAATTGTTTTTGTCCTAAAATAGAACTTTGTTGTAAATGACGTGCGTGTTTTTTATTAGGTGTTCTCTGTATTGACATTTGTCTATCTGTTTTTCGTCTCATATTTTTACGAGTTTTACCCTGTTTTAAATTTCTTTGACGCACTTGTCCGTAGTTTTTAGGTGTTCGTGATGACATATAATAAATATAAATATTAAATTATTGATATTTATTGACTTATTAATGTTATAAATTTTTATCTTCTGCTTCGTCTAGTCCTTTTCCTAGAACGTTTACTTCGTCTTCGCCGTGTATTATGTCGTCCCCCCTTTTGACTTAAACTCTTCAATGCAGAAATATAATTTGCCATTGAATGGTTTTTTAACGCACTCAATCTAAATTTCATGAAAGATAATTTATAAGGGTTAATTAATTTAATTGAATCATCCAACTGATATACAACGCCGGGGAGCGTTGTTTTATTATAGTAATATTTACCGTTTTTTTTCATTTGATCTTCGAAAAAAGACAAACAAATTTTAACCATTTGTTGAATTTTTACCAAAACTTTTTGGGTATTTGGACCTGCACCGCCATACATATTTTTTCTTGTTTTATTGGATCTTTTAAATTTCATCATACCCATCGTAGATTTTCTTTTTTTATTAGCGTAGCGTGTAGCGCTACTAGCAATATTAGCACCTTTAATAAATTTATCCCAATGTAATTCTTTATACATTCCGTTTATAACTGCTCTGTCTATTGAAAAATTTTTGAAAATGTTTACTTGTTTATTGAGAAATATCACTTTACATATAGATGAACAAATAGCTAAAAAAACAAATCCATCAAAAAGTGATAATCTAGGAACAATGTCTTGTTTATAAACATATGTTTTCATGCGTAAATTTGGGTTTTTACTTAAATAATTTTGTAAAGGGGTTTTTCCTTTTTCGGCAGCAAATGTTGTACCGGCAGCATAAGCCCATACGTTTACTTTTACATTGTGTGTTTTTTTTAATGTTTCATGTAACAATACGCCTGTAACAGTTGCTGCGCCTCCTCCTAGACTATGACCTGTAACAACTACATTATAACCGTTATAAGTATTAATTAAACTCGATATATCATTTTTTATTTGTTTTACAATTTCTTTTCCACTTCTTAAAAAGCCGCTATGAGCCAAATAGTTTTTTTTATCTAAAGCAACATTTTCTGTTGTTGCCAACCCATCAATTATAGCATCTTCCGGTGTAGATGTTCCTTTAATCATAACAATTATGGATTCGGTTTTTTCATCTACAACAATGGCGTATTTGGGCACTAAAACACGTGAAAATTGTTGTTTTTTATTATACTTAATTAAATTTAATTTTTCACGTCCTATAAAAGCTTTAAATTTTTTTTCATTTAAATAAATATTATTCGCAAATTCTGAAAATCTAACGGATTTATCAATACTGCTAGGAACAGAACCTCCTCTCATAGAACTTTTTGTATTTCTCATAGTATTAACATTATATGATTTGTTTAATAAAAACGCAGCCAGAGATAATTTATCTTTATTTCTTATTATATTAAAACCTGTAAATAGATCATCGGGTTGTTTAGCGTTGTCATTTATAAGATCTTTTGTTGAACTATTAATTTTTGAAAAAAGTTCTGAAATAATAGATTTAAGTTCTGGGTTCATTGGATTCATTTTTTTTTTAACTTTTAATGCTTGTTGCTGTAAACTTTTCATGTTCATATGTTTTTGCATAGTTTTGATATTACTCTTTTTTAAAAAAGAAGACATATAATAAATATAAATATTAAATTATTGATATTTATCTATTATTTATATTTATTTATTATTTATATTTATTTATTATTGATACTATTGATGTTACTAATTTTATCTTCTGCTTTTTCTACGCGATTTTCTACGAGATTTGTGCGATTTTCTTCTGCGAGTTTGTCTTTTCTTTTTTGATTTTCTTCGACGCTTGGTTTTTCTACCTCCCTGTTGAAATTTCTGACAACGCGTTCTATTATTTTTTTTCTTTACGATACTACATCCAGAATTTCTGCATTGTTTTCTGGCTTTTTTACCATAAAATCCTATAGGTATTAAACCGTCCTTGGCATTAAAGCTATTACATATTTTTTTAGTAACACGTTCTAATCGGTTTCTTTTTATTTCAATATTTGAGGTATGACTCACTCCGTAAGGCCAATTAATAATCGTTGCCAAAGACATACCTTCTCTAACAAGGTTAAGTAAGTCTAAACAATCATCATCTGTCATATTTCCAATTTTACATCCCGTTTTAAACTTTTGTATAGCACGGATTCTTGTTGTTTTTTTAAAATTCTCTCCAGCTTTTGTTGCGTAATCTCTCATTTTTGTTCCAGAAAACAATCCGCTTACGCTTCCTCTAGTTTTTTTTAGTTTAGCTTCAAATCGCTGATTTATTATACTTCTTACAGCACTCGCATAATTCTCCATTTTTGTGAAGCGTGAATCACCATCAGACTCACTATCTGATGAACCGTCTATAGAAAATCCTAATGACATTTCAGAAGAGTTAGAAGAATCAGATAATCCCCCAGCTCCTACTTCTCGTCTTTTTCCGCCTACATCTTCTACAATTACTTCTCCTGCTATAATAGATTTCCTATTTATTTTTTTAAACTTTTCAAAACGATCACTTCCTGAAACAATAATTATCATATCATACCCCTTTTTTTGTTTTAACATATTAATGATACCTTCAAAATTTTTTCCGTATTTTGCTGAACGCGTTTTTTCTCCACGAGGATCTTCTCTGTAATCATGACTTTTATCAGTAAAATATCCTTCCGTGATAAAATCAAATCGCTGAATATCATATTGACTTATAGGATACATTTTTTTTAAATAAAATAATCTATCTTCTACAGAAAGAGGATTAGATTCATTTGTCATTTCTCCAGATATATTAATAAAACAAGTACCAGACATGTATGTAGCGATACTATATGCTGTATTAATTAGTTCGCTATGACCTATATGCGGAGGTTGCCATCTTCCTGTGGCTATAATAGCTACTTTATTAGGATTAATATGGGGATCAAGAGTTAAACTTCTTAATTTTCTAAGACTCGTATTACGCTGCATAGATCTTTCGAGTTGTTCTTCTTCACTTAAATATTTATTTTTACCGGCTCTTATTTTAGGTCTAGTACTAGTGGTTCTTAATTTAGTTTCAAGAGACGGTGAGTCGTCATCACTATCGGATTGATATTTATTTATACTTATTTGTGAATTATTGTTAAATGATGCCATAGTCTATATAATATCGATATATAAAATATTGATCCTCAACATTTGTTAATAATTCTAAACAAAAAAAGTTAAAAAGTATTTTAAATAATTAATTATATGACAACGATAGATAATAGACCATGGGTAGAAAAGTATAGACCGACACAATTTGACGATATTGTATTAGATCCGTTAAATAGGACACTGTTAGAAAATATTATTACTCAAAATAATTTTCCTAATTTATTATTTTATGGTCCTCCAGGAACAGGCAAAACAACTACGATTATTAATTTAATTAATAGATATCAAGAAGTATATAATCAAAAAAGAAAAGGGCTAAAGATTCATTTAAACGCGAGTGATGATAGAGGTATTGACGTTATACGAAATCAAAT